GATTTTTTAACAACACAGTAGACTTTGGATTACAAGCATCTGGACTTGCAATCGCAGGTAAAGCTGCAGGTAAGTATTCAGATAAATCCTATGGAGAACTTTTTACTAAGGCAACTGTATCTTGGAGTCTTGCCTCACTTATGGTGCAGCAAGAAAGAGAAGATAGAAAAGCTGGATTAGGGTTATATCAATCGTCTATAGGTGGGGAAGTTGTTACTAGGCAATATGACTACCCTGTTTCAGCATTTAAAGCTGCAGCTAGAGTTGCTTCATATTGGATGGATGGTGAAGAACCACCTAGTGAGTTACTTAAACAAGTTTCACGAGATTTTACTTTACAAGGTCTTCTTAGAAATTTAGACAGAACTCAGGAAGATGTCGCTGGAATTTTCTTTTACATGTTTCAATTAGATATGAAAGAATCTTGGAGAGCTTTTGGTAGATCTTTTGGAGGACTTATTTCTCAACAAGCAGCAGCTATGACACGTTTTGTAGAGCCTGTAAACACACTAGCAGGTATTGCAAGAGGTGAGCAAGCTAGACCTATCGACAGGTATCAGGGAAGTAAATTTTATCACGATTCTACTCGTTATTTAGATAATATTATACCTATATTTACTGGAAAACCAAAGGGAGAAACACTTAAACAAGCAGCTATAGGTGAGGCTGATATTACATCTACAAAGTCTTTAGGCATAAGACCAATCAGGCTTACTGATACTCAACGTGTAATGAATATGTTAGGCTACGACACCTTTAGTTTAAACGCTGCGAGAAAAATTAGAATGCAAGCACCAGAAGCTGCTAACGAATATAATGGTATACTGTTTGATATTATTGAAGCTAAGTCTTCAGCTCTTATGGATAGTAAAGCTTTTAGAAATGAACCGCTTGAAAGACAGAGACTTTATTGGACAACAGAAATATTACCTGAAGCTAAAGAATTAGCTAAAAGTTTTTTATACTTACAATATTCAGGACCACTTGATACGATAGATTTACAATACGAACTGTCAAATAAATACAGCAATAAAAAAATTGATGACGCTGTAAAAGAACTAAACTTTAATGGCAATATAGGAGATATGACTAGAGCCGAACTTTATGTATTAAAAGAATACCTTTCAACGGTAGATCAAATACAAAGGCTCAAAATTCCTGCGGAGGTTGGAGCAAAACAATACAAAAGGTAAACAAAAGGGGGCTAAACGCCCCCTCTTTTTTTATGTATCATCCTCTAACATATAGTCTGCCCAATCATACGATGCCTTTCGTATTTCTTCCATTCTCCAAGTCTGTCTACCTGATGCAATAAAACCACCCATAGCTTGACCTGCTAAATATAAACGAGGTGTTAGTTCTTTTACCTTAGCAGGTTTACGTTTTTGTCGAGCAAACTTTTTAGCTTCTTCTTCGAGACTCTTTGTCAAGTACTTGCTCCTTGTTTTTGAAGTAGGCTTTGTTAAAGCCAAACTCCCAGTCCCTATAATCTTTAGTATTTTGAGGATAGGGATTAGTTAGGTTTCCTACTAAGAAACCTCTGTAGCCTTGATTAAACGGCTTGGCTACTTTCGCTTTTGCAATTGGACTAGTGCGCTTAGATACCATTGTGCTTTCTCCAAATCTTGTACACCATTTTTATATCGCCATCTGTGGAGATACTTTGCAATATTACCTCTATAGTAACCTATTAACTCCTCATCTGTCAAGAAGTCTTCTATATATTTAATACACTCTATTGTGCCTTGACCATAGTGTTGAGGCTTTTTTACTGGGTCATAATCATTACCCATAGTTAATGTTGTAGGACTATCGTCAGTTATAGTTATAGTATCTTTAGATAACTCTGCTATTGCATCATCAAAATTTATCATAAGTTTATTAACTCCGCTTCTTGATATGGAATGTGAAAGAATGTTTCACCTTTTGGGATTCTTCTACCGACAGCAACCTTGAGTGTGTCATCTGTCATAAGAGTATCTTTTATACGCCATGCTTTGTCCATAAATTTATTTAAGACATAAAAGTTTAACACTCCGTTTTGATCTTTATATTTTTCAACAAGCCTCCTTTTTCTTCCTGGGATTCTAATCTCAGTCCAATGCTCAGGCCACTCATCTTTCCAAGATGATTTAACTTCTACTTCGTTAAAATAGGTAAATCCATTTTTTGTAGAAACTATATCAGCATCAAAAGTTTCTTTGTCCTTAACGATGGTATGGCCTTTTGATATCAGATAATCTGACAAAGTTTTCTTTGATGGCTCATCTACCAGATCATAAATATCTTTTCTAAAAGGTCTAACGTGAACTTGCATACTATGCTCCTATATCTACTATTTCACAAACGTCACCAGTACAAGCAAAGGTCTGACTGCTTGCAGTAGTATCTACTTTTTCATACTCTGAAAGCTTTGCCCAGTCAATACTTTTTGGCATTATTTTTGATAATTTTTTATAATCGTCTTTTGTACAATTTTGATATGGAGCTTGTTGATAAGTATGTTCGTTGTAAGGTAAGAAACTTACTCCAGACATCTCATCAAAATGCTCGTAAACAAATGCACCTACTTCAAACCATTCATCCTTTCTTACATTAATTGTTACGCTAGGTTTATGCTCGCACCAATGTCTTTGATACATCAACCATGTGTTTAGTTGTTCAATAGCTGAAACATTTTCCGTGACAACTGCTCCATGAGGAGCTTTCATTGGAAATGAAAACACAGTTGTTTGATCTGGTTTCATGAAGTCAGCTTCACTTGGAATACCTTGGTCTTTCATAAACTGGGTTAGTGGATCTTTGTTATCACCTCTTACAGTTCTTATGTAATGTGGTGAGTGCCTTGGATGTATTCCTGATGCGGAGTCAACCAATTGTGAAACTGTCCCACTTGGTTTGACGCAGGTGATCGCTGCACTTGTTGGAATGCCAAGGCGATCAGCCCAAGTATTATTAGTAGAAATAGCAACTTCTCGTAAATGTTCAAGTGTTTTCTCCAATCCTTTGTTTTTAAGTGTCAGTAGTTGATTATCCATTATCCCTGTGAGAGACACACCGAGCAATCGCTCTTCTTCAGTATTTCGCTGCCACACCTTTCGCAGATATGGGAACTTTGTGAACGTGCTTTGGATTGTCCCAAGTATTGTGGCACATCTGACTTTTCGCTCCAAGTCTTCAATCGAGTCAGTGGCTCGTACAACAACCTCTGTAAGATTACAGAATTGATAAGGTCTAAGAATAATTTCACTGCACGGATTGGTGCCAAACTCAAAGTCAGAGTCACGTCTCCCATTTTTTGCAGCTTGGTTTTTAGATGCTTCCCTGTTAAATACACCTCGTTCTCCACTTCCTGATTCTACTAGTGCTAACCACTCTCGCATAAATGATACACTATCTGGTTTTTCTGTATAAGACACAGAGTTGTTTGCTAAAGCCCTTTGTGGATTGTTGTCCCACCAGTTACCTGACTTAGCATGACGCATTCTGTCATCCGACAAATTAGATAAACTAATCATAGCAGATCTTCGAACACCGCCTACTACTACAACCTCACCAATCTTACACATCAGATCGTGACACTCAATTGATGATAGCCTACGTCCTTGTGCCTCCTTAAATATACTCACCGCAAAGTTGAATAGGTCAACCAGTGGTGCAGGGCCAGATGCTCTACCACCAAAGGTTTTAAGTCTTGCACCTGCAGGACGGACTTTAGAGACATCCCACTTGGAAATCTCTCCTGCCCATAAAAGAGCTAACAATTGTCTAAACGCCTTAGCCCACCCCTCCTTGCTGTCCTTTACCACAATGGTAGTATCACTATCGAACAGTTCAGGTACTTCGGGAAGCTTGCTAATGAACTGCCTCTCGACACTGAATCCAACACCAGTACCACAAAGCAAGATGAACATAGCCTCATCGAAGGACTTTGGATCATCTACGGGTAAGTAGCTACAGTTATACCCTGCCGTATTATCTCTTTCTAAAGCTGGACCTGCAGTCATCATGGCTCTCATAGAAGGCATGACTTCTAATCCAAGTATAGCCTCTCTTATTTCGTTGTAAGTGTCGTGATCAATGTCATAGCCTACAACGTTACCCATGTAACGATCCACTGTTTCTGACCAAGACTCTCGTCTTCCCTCATTCTCAAGCCAACGAGCATACCGTGAAGTATGTATGAAAGCTTGATAGTCAGTTGGTAAATAGTTATTCATCTGTTGTCTCCTGATCCAGATATTACACCACGTTTTTGTCTGTCTTGTAGTTTAAAAAGATTAGTTTTAGCTACATCATTCATATTTACATTTAGATCTCTACACAATGCAGCAATATACCATAGACAATCTCCAATCTCATCAGCTATAGCTTTACGATCAAAGTCACCATCACGTAAAATCTTTTTAACTTTGTTTGCAACCTCACCTGCTTCTGCAGCTAACCCAAGTGCAGGATATATAACAGCATGTTTGCTGCTGTAAATAGCAGTCTCAGCAGCGTTCTTTTGATAATCATCCATATCCATTGAGTTATAATATTTAAAAGCTTCTATATCAGTTTCATTAATCACGGTTTACCTCACACTCTTCTACTATAATATCATCTATGTCATACAAACTTGTTATAAGTAACTCTTGTATGACCTCACAATTGTCTCCGAACGTTTCTAAAAAGTTGGCATCAGGGTCAACTTTTATTCTTAAAGATATCTCAAACTCCATCGGAAAGACCCCTAGTTATACTCAGGAGTATCGGGCATGTCAACAACTAATGGTTCGATACTCTTCATAAAATGTTTTTTCCATTCATATGCAGAATCAAAGTCATCAAACCAAAAATTGTCTTCACCCATAACTCCATCTACCTCTGATTTACAGACAAGAAAATAATTAGATCCTTCGGGTACAGCATCATCTTCTACGTCTTCTACAGCTATTGGACCTTCCATAACGCCCCATACTTTTACTTTCATACTATTTCCAATTTCTTAATAAGTCCATGTAGTGCTCAAGACTTATCATTGTTATCCAGGACTTTCTATCAGCTCGAAAGAACACTACTGGTTCACCCTTTCCATGTTTACTAGCTTGCTCCATGTAATCGTAGGCTGTTTTCATACCAGACTTTCTACGTTTAACTTCAATAGTTATTGGTAGCTTTTTTCTAGCTGCAGGAGATAGTTGAATATCTTCACCTGTATCTCCCATGGTTGTAGACTTGATGTCATCTTCTTCAAACTCTGGAAACACTTCCAGTAGTTTATCTCTGATTTCATTCTGTCCAGTTCTACCTTTAGCTTTAGCTGCTCTTGACATTTGTTATCTCAGGAACTTTTGGCTCTTTTTCAACATGAACTAAGTACTCAACACCATAAGAGTACTGAAACTCTCTAAGATTAGGCCAACAAACTTTTTTGTATTCACAAAATTGACAGGCTTTATCTAATTTAGTATTGGGGCTATTCTTACCTGCAGGTACTGGCTGTACACGATCTTTTGGAATATCTCCTGCAACTAGATCTTTAGCTGCTAACATCTCAGCCTCTTTAGTTTCTAGATCTTTTGTAAAGTCGTAGACATCTAAACACATCTCACCACTTACTTTGTCAACTGCAAGAAATGCTCCATGTGTTTTATCTGTAACAAGTGGATCATCTTTACCTGCATAAACATAAGAACTAAGTTGACTAATATAACCAAAAGCATCGTTGTCTCTAAGAGAGCCATCTTTAAACTTTTTAAAAGCATAGGAGCTACAGGACTTAACATCCACGGTCATACCGTCAATAACACAGTCACGATGACCACGTATACCATGAACAGTAAGTCTATCTTGAGAACCTTCAAGTTTGTGACCAGAAGCTCTGACCATAGCAAGAACTAATTCTTCGATCATATCACCGTAAAAAAATCTAAGTAATAAACTAGCTTTTAGTGGTTCGCCTAAAGCAGGTTGGTTTACTTTGTACCAAAGTTTACGTTTACATGGCGTACCAACAGACGAAAGAGATAGATACCCACGAGGTTCTTGTGGTTTGCTAAATCTTTTGTTGGCACTTATACCGATGTTCTGACCTAAATTTAGAGCAATCGAACGAGTCCAACCACCAAGTCCATATATTACAGACTCTATATCATCTATTAAAGTATCAATCTTTTTCATTATTTATCCTTAAAAGGTGGCTCCCCGAAGGGAGCCTAGTTGTTTTTGGAGGAGGTTAAAACAACACTTCGCTTTGTTTTTCTTCTTGAGCTACAGGTGGTGGCGAAGTTTCATCCCCTGCAGTATCTGCTACATAGGCAACATGGTCAAGAACTTTGACCTTGTCTAACCTAGTACCGACAATATTAGGTCGACTTGTGTCGTAAACGGATAACTCTACTTCTACAGTAGATCCGTTACCAATGGTGCCATCATCACTGATGCTCCAAGTAGAACCATCAGACTTTTGAACAATAGGTGCACCACTATCCCAATCCTTTCCTGTATTAAATTTACGTATGAACTTAACTTTAGTTCCACGTCCTTCTGCATCTGGTGTTCCTTTTTTCATTGAACGAGAAGCTTTTAGAGCTGCTAAGTTATCATCATCCATAATGATGTCAATAGTGCAAGCACCATCATGATCTCTATAGACTCCGTCAAAACCGTCCATATCACGGTTAGATTCAAATACTCTTGCCCATTCAGCAATACCAGTTAGTTTAACTTTACGTGTAGCCATTTGGCCCTCCTTTATTAATGCACGTCACTATAACGTTGACCATACTGTATATCAATACCTAAGTCAACATTTAATTTAAGTTCTTTATTAAGTTTTTCAATAGCCCAGTTTAATGCATCACTGTGCTCATTTTGCTCTCCTTTTTTCACTAGGTTAATAGACTCGTCATGAAACTGACCAATAATATTTGGTCTACGTGTTCGATAATATGCAACCCACTTGTCAAAACAATATGCACCAGTAGATTGATTAAGTGTAGAGAACACATCTTTTTCATAACGAAGCGAATGCCAGAAACCACTTACAGGGTTTTGTACCCACATCTCACCGTTGATCTGTCTTATCTTTTGATCCTCGGAAAACTTTTTAACTGACCAGTTTCGATTCCAATACGCATCAAGCAATGATTGTGCTTGTGGTATATTCATCCCAGTAGTACGAGATAACTTACTTGCACCTACGCCATAAGTAGCTGAGTAGTTTACAACCTTGTAATTTTTACGCATTGCTTTCAAGTCGTCTCGTTCATTTCTGTTGTAAGCATCAATGTCAGACTGCTTGATTGCCCCTGCATGTTTAGCTAAATCAAGGTGTGGATCAAAACCTGATTGAGACATTTCATGCACATACTTTGGATCGTATGGCTGCATGTAGTGTCTCTTAGTCGTATCCTCAAGAGAAGTCATATCCGCACCACAAAGAATGTATCCCTCTGGAGCTGTTAAGCAACCACGTATTTCTTTGCCCCACGGTCTGTCAACTCCTGGAAGATTGACTAAAGGTTTCTTATGCTTAAATCGTAAGGTGTTAGTAAGACCATCAATCTCAGCTCTAACATAACCGTCTTGTTCGCAATCAAGAAAGCCTTGAAAGATTCCAAGTCGATGTTGCATCATAGTTAAACCCTCAAGTACTTCTACTTTTGGATTAGTTTTTGCAATTAGTTTTACTGAGTCTGTAAGTTCATTATCCTCACGAACTTGTGGTATTTTTCTTTCTTCTCCTGTCTCTTTATTTTTATCGTATTTAAATGTACAAGGTTCCCACCCTAAAGAATAAAGCCAATCTTTAACTTGGTTTAAAGAGTTAGGATTTGGATCTTCCCACTTCTTGATAACCTCTACTTCCTCATCAAAGTGTAAAGGCAAACCATGCTCTTGTAGGAGATCAAACCAACGTTGTCCATGAGCTGATGCAGTACCATCTTTCTTGAAACAATTCTTTGGTCTACTCTTTTTGGTGGTCACTTTCCGCTTAGGCATTACGCTAATTAATTCAGCTTCCTTATTAGCTTTCTGTTTTGTAAGATCAGCAACACACTTCTGTGCCAACTCTACATCTAACTTCCAACCAACTTTCTCAGCCGATGCAGCGCAATCCATCTTAAACTCTAGGTAGCGGAAAAACTTATCTAGTTCTGATTTGTTTTTGTATAGAAACATAAACCTTTTTAGAAGATCTTGCCATAAGCACCAATTTATCTTTACATCTTCCGTACATCTGTGTGCATACTCCTCTTGAGTTAAATTATTCCAATCATTAATCTTAGGCTTTGGTATATTAAAGTCCTCACCAAATGCCTCAAGATTATGTTTATTTCCTGCACGAGTATAGTTAAGTACCCAAGACATAGGTAGTGTATCAAATAAACGAGCCTTAATCTTAATACCTAATATCTTTTCTATAAGCGGTACATCATATCTAACAATATTGTGACCAACCAACCCATGCTGAGACAGTATAAGATCACGCATGTCAGAATAATCATAAATAGTTTTATAATCTTTGCCATCACTGGTATAAGACAGACAATGTATTTTGGTTGCTTTGTCCAACAATCCGTTAGCTTCTACATCAAATACAATCATGCTGCCATATCACTCCTTTCATATGGAACTTCTTCAGATAAAATCGTAGTCTCTGGGTCGTAGTAAACTGAGCCTGCTTTACCTAACTTAGCGAATGGTCTGTTTTTGTCAACTATAAAGTTGGTTGTATTCTGCAATATTTCATCCTCTGATTCTACATCTCTTTCGATCTTTATACAAATTATTGCTTCCTCTTCAAGCGACCCTGCGTACTTAGTTCTACCATCATCATTAACTTGTGATATAAATACCACACCGATGTTTAGCTCCTTAGCTAACTGTGCCATACGTGCTCCAAGCGTAGTCAATGTGCTTGTAGCCCCATCAACACCAGTGTTGGATAGATAGGCTAATCGTTGAACATGGTCTACAAAAATATAGTGAGCACCGAAAGAGGTCACAGCCATTCGAGTATAGTCAAGTAACATAAGTGGATCGTCATGAGACTTCATTTCAAAGATAATAGTTCTGTGATTGTCAGTATCAGCGATTTTGTTTGCTGCAGCTTCTACTTGTTCAAGAGTATATCCATTGTTAGTAGCATCTTCGGCTGTGCGGACATTGACACCTAGTTCATAGGTAGCCATAGCTCGTATAGTAGTAGATTCCATCTCTTCCATATGAAGTAATGCTATCTTTACACCTTCATTACGAAGTAAGCCAGTCTCGAAGTATCTTATTACCTCAGTCTTACCAGTACCACGAGGAGCTTTAATAAAAGTTAAACCACCCTTAACAAGTCCACGGATCTTTTCGTCAAGTCCTGAGTGACCAATTGGAGTATACTCGTATGGACTCTGAGTACGTAAAGCTCTTCCAAACTCTTCACGAGAACAGAAGAAGTTTTCTGGGCTGTACCGTTGAGGCTTCTTAGCTGCCCACATCAAGTCTTTACCATCACCTGCCTGTAAGAAATCATTAGCATCTTTGTGCTTAGACATCGGTACGTACCAGAACTTATCTGGAAAGGCTTGATATAACTTATCTGCTGCTCTACGTCCTGCAGCATCTAATTCACCTGCATAGATAATTTCTTTAAAAGACGAAAGATAAAGGTGGTTGTGGTGAATAAACTTTTCACCAATACTAGCAGATGGTAAAGATTTTACAGGAAAACTTTTACCAAGTATCTGATACAGTGATGCGGCATCAAACTCACCTTCGGTAAGATAGATGCGTTGGCTTGTCCCTGCATTGAACTCAGGACCAAACAGATGGTTCATACCCATGCCACGATCTTTTGTCCAAGTCTTAGACTTATCGTCTACCAATCGGTACTTAACTGTGTGTGGGTATTTGTATGCATACCTGACTGGTCTACCATCATCACCATTCTGTATCGCAATACCATACAGTTCAGCAACATCAGCATCTAGCCCACGTATACCTTCATGCGTCTGTGACGCAATTTTTATATCCATAGGGTTTCTCCTCTCCTTTAATGGATACTCACTCTTTACCCAATCAAATACTTGCGGCATATCTTTCATTGGGTAAGACCTAGAACAGGAGTGACAGTGACCGTAGCCATCATCATTCCAGTTAAAGGCATCACTTGATCCACACTCAACATACGGACATGCTAGATGTGGATTGTCATTATTCGCCATTATTTGCTTCCTCTCGTTCTTTAGCTCTCTCACGTTCTTCTTTAGTCATTGGTCGTATCTCTTTTGATACACCTTTTTTACGATCAATGTGCCATTCTTGTGGTATTGGTAGGTACTCTTCACAACATCTGTTCCAAGAATCTCTCACCCATACATCACTCATATCAATCTCCTTACCATAATGGATTCATCATATCAAATATTTTATACCAAGACTCTCCCTCTAATGCTAACCACATAAGAATTGGTACACCGATTAAAAAGAAGATGCAAGTTAAAAACGCCCAACCTAAACCTTTTGTTGTACAATAGTTTTCTGTCATCTATTAAAACCTCTGCTTGTTTGTTCTATCTGTGTGGATGTTTCATCATCCCAACCGTCTTGAATTGACTTACAACTTTCTTTTGGACAGTCTGTGTATTTAGTTGCGTTAAAATATTCTTTACAGATGGGACACTCTATTTCCCTGTATCTTCTCATTCTGCATACGCCCTCAATGCTGTCCATGACTCAGGAAATAACTCCGTCATCTTATCTTCTATTTGTTCTGCCACAAGCCTAGTCTCATACTGAGTATCAGGTTTAAGTCGTAGTCCACACATCTTTGCAAATGCATACAGTGATCCTGACCAATACCACTCAGTCATCATAGACTGTGGCAGTACCATACGTGCTTGCTCTGGTGCTACACCTTTATCTATTAGAAGTTTATAAGTTTCAAGTAACCACTCAGATATTTCTGTAACATGTCCTTCAAGTGTTCCAGAGCCAAGTATTGCGTTGTTGTGGTCTGTATCTTTTATAGCAGATAAATCTACCTCACCATCACTACCCTGCTTCTTATCTCCACTGCGTCCACGCCACTTATCAGGATAATAGTATGTAGGTTGAGTCTCTACATAACGCCTACTAATCTCATTCCAAGGCATGTATTCATGTTTCTGTAGCTGACGTGCTACAAAGATAGGTGCTTTGACATGGAACGTAGCAAACGCATGGTTGAACGGAGACTTGTGCTGATGTTTAGCTAAGTAGGATATTAGCTTGGCATCCTTGGGTGTCAACACTAACTGCTCACCATTGTGAACTCGTGGCATCCAGTCAGACTTCTTACCAAAGCTAACTCTGGCTGCATTGACTACGGACAGATCACTACCCATATGGTCAATATATGTTACTTTAATCATTTTTATTCCTTATAAAATATATGTGATCCTAAAGTTACAGTGTGTTTATAATGCTTACTCCAAAAAGGTTTGACATAGTTTGCATGGTAATAGACAGATCCATCGGTATTGTCCTTGACATACCCATATACTACCTTGTGTGCAACAAGCTGAGAGTCCAACCATGCTCGTCTTTCTCTAGGTGTATCTGATTTACCATCACAATACCAACTAAACTGACATCTACCTATACCTTTTTCTAAACCCTGATACACCACCTTACATGCATCGTTAGGAAACTTATCATCAGCTACACGATTAAGCACAACGTGGGCTACTGCATACTGTCCCTCTAACGGTTCACTACGTGCCTCGTAGTACACGTTAAGTGCAATGCATGTAAGCATCTCAGCTATCATTTATTTACTCCCATGTTCATCGGTGCATATACTTCACCGTTATACTGACTGCCTGTTTTGGTGTCAACACCAAAGTTGCACCAAGCTAAAATAACTAGGATTGCCATGATCCAGTAGAATGAAACCTTCATCCACTTGATAAAGCCCTCAAATGTTTTCTTTGCTTCTATCTCTGCTGCTTCACTTGGTGTCATTACTAATCCTACTCTTTTCTTTGAGAAAAACATCTTCTAGCATATTAACCGCACTACGTAAATCAGGTAGATTAAAAACGCCAGACATATGATACATACTGTGCAGATTTCCTAGCGAGCTGTCGAGCCATCTGTCTACTTCTTTTTTATCATATCCATTGTATTTATCACTCATTGTTGTACATCCACTTCTAGACAAGCCACCGTCTCTGACTTGTGCGTTATCATCTTAGCTGCTTTACTTAATTCAATCTGGCACTCTTCCAATGTGGCATAATTGCCCAACTGATAATGCTCCACTGTCTGTGTACTAAACAGTTGCATCCATACTAATATGTACATCATTCTTCTGTTTCCTCATCTACTTTAAATGTTACAGTGACATAACCGAACTCATCTGTAGCTTCATACTTGTGAGTTGGACAAGTGGCAAGCCACTCCCAAAATTCTTCTCTATCCATCTTCTGTCTCCTTTCCTTTATGCTTCTTCTTTCTAGGCACTACACCTTTTCTTCTGTCAGGTATAGCTCGTTGTTTATACTTTGGTTGCCGAAGGTCTTTTGCCATCGGGTTTTTAATGTATCGGTCCTTCATACCAGTCATCCCAATCTACCTCAAGTTCTTTGTGAAACCTAATATCAGCAGCCATTAAAAAGAAAAGAGCTGCTAGCTCCATTCCATACTCATCTTGAATTACACCATCTGCAAATAGCTTCCCATACTTCTCAAAAGTTTCTATGGGTATTTGCCTTTCTTTTTTCTTCATTGCCTTTGTCTCCTCTCCAATGCAGACTTTGCGGTTTTTAAACTAAATTTATTATACGGATTTAGACTGCTAACATTCTTGTGTCCAGTCACAGATTGAATAGCTAAGTGGTCTACCTCACTCTCAATCATTTGCACAATGGCAGTCTTACGCAGATCACCTACTCTCAGCTCGTCAGGAAGGCAAGCAATAGCCTTAACCTCTGCCAGTAGTCCAGACATCTGGAAAACTGTTAGCGGTCTGTAGGCATTGTCCTGCGGTCTGTGGTGAGGAACTACATACGGTTGAAAGTCCCAGTCACCCTTTTGATCGGTAAGCATAGCAATTAAGTTAGGTGGTATCGGTAATTCTACCTCAGCTCCACGTTTAGTCTGTTTTATTTTTACAACTCCCTCATCAAGGTCAACGCTGTCCCAAGTTAGATTACGAATATCTATTGGACGTTGACCCCACTCATAGCACATCAGTACGATCAGCCCTATGTTACGCCATTCGAATTTAGTAAAGGCGGTATCGAGGAATGATAGTACTTGGTCATGTGTCCAGATTACAGAACGAGGATCGCTCTGACGTTTCTTAACTCTAGACATTGGATTAGATAATATTATCTCCATTGCGACAAGATAGTTCATTAGAACTGAAAACACCCTTGCGTTATGGTTCGCATTTGCAGTGGATGTTTCCAGCTCCCATGTATCATATATCTCAGAACAAATAGCTACATTCAATTTGCCCACTTGAATGTTGCCAAGTGTTCTGCCCATAACAGACATACGGCAAAAAGCTGTAAGACAGCACTCGTAGTTCTTCTGGGAGGAACTAGAGAGAGAACAGAACTGACGAGTGTGGAGATAATTATCTACAGCTTTATTAAATTTCATATTTTACCTATCCAATGTGAGCAGTCATCATGTGGGTCATCTACTTCCATAGGCACCTCCTACTCTAAGGAACCTATAGTTATACTTAAAGTTTATAATATTACTACTATAAATATTAAAAAACTTTAAGTTACTTAAAGTATACAAAATAGATTACAGTAATATTCCATCAAGTGTGACATGTCGTCACATGTATTTTTTCCAATACTTATCACTACCATAATTGTCAGAGTAATTGTAATACCTAGACATATCATCAATATGGCACTCCTCCATGAGAGTGTGTGGGTTAAAGCCATACTGGTCAAGTAGCTCTGCAATCCTAGTCGGGTAGTCAACAATAATCTGCTCAAGAGCAAAAGTATTATCTTCATCGTAATCATACCTGTAACCGTACTTGTCATTGCGTTGCCACAAGTCCTCAACCTTGGATGCATCACGCTCAAACACTAAGCTAGACCAATCAGCTTGACACAGTGCAATCAATAATTCATCAGCATAATCAAGGTCTTGCACCTCGTTCTTAGTGTGCTGATTGTAATAGCCTACACTGATGTTAGTACACTCAGATACCACTGAGGCATACTCATTGCTATCAGTATAAGAGCCAGTATTGTCAGGTTCTAATAGTGGCATATTTACAACACTTGCAAAAGATTTTGCAAAGGCGTCTGATGCAGTGCGTAGTCCCATCTGGTGTGTGATCACAGAGTTCTGACCCTTACGATCAAAAGATATTACTGCATCAATATAACTCAGCCACTTAGGTTCAGATGCTACAAGCTGCTGACTACCCTGACATCCAGACTCCTCTGCTGCATGGATAACATATACACCTTGTACACCAAACTCAATCATACCAAGTATGAGCCATACACCAGTAGTACAGTCAGCACCTAGACAGTTAGAGTCAGCATGGTTAGATATAGACACTACGTCATTCATAATGATTAGCTTTTGAAAGCCATCAGTGCTATGCACAGTGTCATGATGTGCAGTAAAACATAGATTAGGTTTGTCACCTATCACCTTGATATAATTACCAAACTTGTCAGGCTTACCGAACGTAGGTTCGAGAAACCTCTTACAAAAAGCTCGTTGCGTAGCACTACCCTCTGGTCGTTTGTAACGCAACATTTCTACTAGACTATGCATTAGTCTTCCTCCTCTTTCTTTTTCCAAATATTATCTGTTTCATCAAGCTCTAGCTCATCACCCTCAGCCTCTTCGATAGATATAGTATCACCACTATCTGTGATAGCCCTCTGATCATCGGGATATACCTCATTATCCCAGTCAGATATAAAGTAAGTACCTGCATCAATACCACGTTGACTAACGTATATGTCCTCATGCTCACAGTAGTAGGCTAGGTCAATGTGCCAGTACTCATCGTCATTGTCACAGCATACAAACTGATCACCATACTCAACAGCCCAGTCACTGACACGCTCCTCAGTGTAGCCACTTCTACTACCATAAGGTACATAGACAAGGTAAGACTGGTCAATGTGGTAATCTGCATCCGCATACTCGCAATAGAAATGCTCGTCATAGTAGCAGTCATTGCAGTAGTTAGACTCAGTGTACTCACTGAAGTACATCTCGTCCTCAGACAAACCAGTATTACAATTATCACAATGACAATGGGAAGCACCAAGTGTGCCTTGATAACCATTGGCATCAATCTCACCTTCATGAGAGATGACAAGGTACTTACCATCGTCATACAATCTACGTGGCTCAGGGTCAAGAAACGGTGCATAGAAAGAATCCTCATCATCATCGACTGGCTTACGCACTAGCCTAGCACCTTCCCACGCACCGTCACAACCATATTCACCACCATTGGAATTGATGTGATGCTCTAGTAAGTCTATAGCTTGCTCTGACACACCATATATCGGACCGCCTCTGTACTTGCCATCGGGCATGACACGAACCACACAACGAGATGCGATCTTACCGTCTGCATCTTCTGACCATAAGATCTTGAAGTCACCACTTGCGTAGACTGACACTGGATGTACAGGCAAGTGATCGAAATCATACCGCATACATGATGATGCACTAGACTTGCGTTGATAAGTGGTGTTGATGTTGTCAGTAGGGGCTTGAGTCCATGAGTATGCTTTGACAAAGTCTTTTGCATCTGTACCCTCCTTGAGAAATAGCTTACGTGTAGCAAACCTGTCAAGGTACTTGTCAGTAAGCTCAATGATTTGTTTATGTTCTAGCTCAGGAAACATCATAGAAAATGCACGAGCTGGCTTCATGGCAACCTCACGATCACGCTCAAAGCGATCACGAGCAGATTGATACATGGTGATCTTAGGTGCAAACCGTTTGGATCTGCGAGGTGCAAAGCATCGTAGACGCAATGTATTCTTGACCTCAGCCTTTTGACCATGACCAGTAACTTGAAGATAGGTACGATCAAACCATGAGATAAATGTATCGTCACGATTACGAAACATATCTACCTCATCGTAATTACCCCATGCCTTAAGTACAGGGTCAACCTCATCTGATGCAGACCAATCACGTTTGACAACAAAGCCATTCTCTCTTGGCTCTGATACTAAGAACTTCATGTCATTGATCCAGATAACACCACCAGTCAACTCTTTGGTATTGTCGTGGTGAACATTTATCTGTGGCATCTCCACATCATAGTTCTTGTATAACTCAATCTGTGAAGCAAGGTGTGAATTGTATGCAGTGACCTTGTCCATATCATGAGGCATTAACCAATATTTAGCCATGTTAGTTCCTCCATTCTGGCTCTCTACCCCAACGCCATGTCAGGGTAATATTGTTTTCTTTCCAACGATCATTCATGTATAACCGATACGCTTCATGTGTATCTGGGTGTTCTGAATAATCAACTCCACGTTCTAAATTCCTAGCACAGTTGGCAAACGGTGTCAACTCTTCTCTAGGAAAGTAACCAGTAAAACTATACTTATCTAAGTGAGGTATAAGATCACCTGACTTGTGGTTGCCACCTTTTTGTAAATAGAGGTGAGACATGTGAGATAACAACCACTTGAAGTTATCACGAGATTTTCTTGCCCATATACTGCATGGATGATTAATATATGCTAGTTTGTAAATGGGCAAGGTAGTGTCAGGATCTAGCCAACGCACTGCGGTAGACAACATCTGTGCAGACTCAAGAATCATCTTGTTCTTACGGATGTCGTCTAACCACCACGCTGACTGCATCGGACACCGAGACAGTGCAAATATATTCATTAGCCCTCCTAATTAAACAGTTGACGAATACTTGAAAGTATCTGGTCATATTTTTCGACAGACATTTCAAGCTCTTTGATACGCTTCTCTTTCTTGACAAGCTCAAACTTCATATCCCCATTCTCACTGCGGACACTCTTAAAGTTTAGTACCTCACGCTTTTGCATGATAGGCTGTAGACCCTCAGTATACAGATTATAACCACGAGACTTATTACGATAACCCAGAGTTTTTCTCCAGTTTTGTAAAGAAACACAATCAATATCAAACTTTGCACAAGTATCAACTTGTGTGTGATTGTCGTAATACTGACAAACCTCATGTTTAAACTCGATTGAATGCTTTCTCCTAGCCCTTCGAACTACACTTACACTACCCATATTAACCTCCTAAAGTTAGGGTTTATATTAAACTGCGAACTTCCGCAGTCACGTTATAGTCTGCAACAAACCATCCACCATCGAATGATATAGTATACAGACCAAAGTTTGGATCAGAATTTTTGAGTTGTAATACAACATCATTAAGACTTTCACCAGACATTCTAACACCTTTAGTACGATCACCATCAAAGTACATACCTTCTAGCACGTATTCATCGACCATGCGTTCAGCTTCAGCAACCTGAGAAATAGCATAGTCTCTCAGGAGTTTCCGATAGAACGGTGTATGTTTAGGTGGTCTCCCACTAAACCTAATACGCTTTACTGACAGAATTTTTTCTGTCTCCTCCAACTCATCCACTGTCATTTTTTAACCACCTTTCAAAACAGTTATTGATTTCTACAAGATCATTTAGAGCATCATTCTTTTCTTGCTCATTGCTAAACATAGAAGTAACGATGTCCTTCTTTTTAATTATCAGACTGTTTACATCACGCACCTTATTTTGATTCAGTACGAATGCTTCCACACAGTATATGACATCCATAAACTCTTCTTTATCAATCATTCATCATCCTTTCACAGATTGAACGTATGCGAGTGATGACAATAACCTTACCATTATCATCATACAACACCCACTTCTTACCATTGTAAATTAATTGCATACCACCCACTTAAGATCATACACGTGTGGAAAATATCCATTGACACGCCCAGAAGATGCCTCATGCCTAGGACATGCAGCATTTTTTATCGTGTCAGGTTCATCACGATGGTTCATAATGGCATCACCATAAGACACTGGTTGCATCTCGTCCTCAGTTACTAGACGGTATGTTACACCGTTATAAGTTTCTTCGATCATGTTTTACCTCCGTTAGTTGAACATGACAAAACACCCAATGCCTAAACATCGGGTGCTGTTGTAATGCACATCTTACGCAACTAATGCTTTAAGACCTTTGATCTTGTCAGACGGAACGACATCGCCATCCTTCAAGCCTTGCTCTCTACGTTTCTCTGCTCTAGCAATCAGAGCATAGATCATATCGTCAAGGTTGAGGGGCTTGTACTCCGTCTCTGGCTTGAACTCCCAGTAAGGCGTATCCATCGCAGCACGAGCATCGTCCTTGCTGATCTTGGTGCGGTTCTTGTGATACACGAAGCACTTCTCATCGGTATCCCACACGAATGTCAGGAAGGACTCAACCCATGCTTTGACAGCATTAGTACGCCATCCACTAGGCAAGCCTTCAATCAGAGCATTGACCTGACGAACTGCAACGGTGACATCATTAGTGTCATGCCAACGCACCGCAATAGAAGCAAGCACACGATGTGTGTCGTCTTGCAGCTTTGCACCACGAGAAGCAATAGACGCAATCATTTTGTCGATTGCAACGTCAGTTTTAATAAGTGTAATTTTAGCCATGTAAACCTCCATACGATGTAGCTATACAACTCACCCACCATGAGTAAGCTGTACAAGCTACACCGAGAGCCACACAAAAACCACAGCATGTGCAGCTCTTGGGTTCACTTGCATACAATGGGTGCAGGTCTCAGCTTTTATCCCATTGCATAATCGAAGCCCAAAGAACCAACTACGAAAGAATTGACAAGTATCGCATAGCACAATCAGATTGCACACTAGCATTGATACAAACGCATCTATCAAGTTGGAACTCGCAAACCCTACCGTCATCCCTAACGTACGCACGAATCAGCCGCACGTTAGGACTTACAGCACTATCTTATTGGACGGCATCACACCACCACCGATAGGGCATTGAGCCACGCCAAAGGCGTGTATGTAGGCGCAAGGTTGATCCTACAGCACTCCCTAGACCC